GGAAATCATTGCAAATATAATCGCTATATGTATGACAATTATTACAGTAAGCAGCATTGTCGCTGCCTGTACACCCACTCCCAAAGACGATGTTTGGATCGGCAAGCTTTATAAGTTTGTTGATATGTGTGCTTTAAATATTGGAAAAGCAAAAGACAAATAATGTTTGAATATAACTGCGAAGTAACTAGGGTCGTAGATGGCGATACAGTCGATGTCATTATTGATTGTGGATTTTCTATATTACATAAGGTAAGAGTCCGAATGTATGGCATTGACACTCCAGAATCTCGAACTAGAGACAAGGATGAAAAAGCTAGAGGATTAATGAGTAAGGATTTTTTAGTTGATGCCCTTGAAAAAGGCGATGTAATCATTAAAACGAAAAAAGACAAGAAAGGAAAGTTTGGTCGTATATTGGGAGAGCTTCATGTTGAAGATACAAATATCAATCAATCTTTAATTGATAATTTTCTTGCAGTTGAATACTACGGACAGAGCAAAGAAGAAATAGAAAAAGAACACATATTAAATAGACAAACATTGATAGCTAAAGGGCTTTTCGATCCCTCTCCTTATGAATGATGTATTTGTTCTAATTGCAGAAGTTGGCGCTCCCATTGCAGGGGCATTGGTTGCAGGAGCCTTCATATTTATCATTATGAAACAAATTATGGGCGGTGTGGTTAATCAAATCAATACCCTCAAAGGCTTTACCCAAAGTCTTATAACAAGGGTTAAAACCATTAATAACGATATAATCCGACTGGATACTAGCGTCAGTTCAGCTTTGGAGTTGACTCCCGATCTTGACAGAATAGCTAGAACTGAAAACTTTGTAGAAGATGGGACCATTGATGCCAGAAGAGACTGATGGACATTGTAAAGCTGATATCCGATTTTGGGTTCCCTATTGTGGCGATGGTTGGTCTAGGTTATTTTGTTTATTATGTTTGGGTTACAATCACAAAGGTCATTAATCCAACCATTAAAGATATGCACATTACTATCATCAAGCTGATTGACCAAATAAGAATGCTAGATAATGACATGATAAGATTGCAACAAAAAGTAAATACTGTTTTACAGATGAGGGAAAATGAAAAGAAGAATAAATAACTTTTGGTTATATGTTTTTTTGTTTTTATCTCCAAATGTAATATCAGACGAAATTGTTCACCAATTCAAAAGCCCTAGTTTTAGTGGTATTGGCACATCGTCACACTATTTAACCATTGATGAACAAGAAAAGACCAGACGAGATGAAATTGCTCAAGACGTTGAAGATGCCTTAAAAGAGGCGGAAAGAGAGGCGGATAACACCACGCTTGCCAAGTTCTTGAGAAACCTAGAATCCAGAATTTATTCACAACTCTCAAGAGACATCGCTGAATCTTTGTTTGATTCTGAAAAAGGAGGAACAGGTGGAGAGTTTGAACTAGAAGGCAGCACCATAAGGTTTATTAATGATGGAATTAATATAACGCTTATTGTTATTGATGAGAACGGGACAATAACTGAGATTATTATTCCAGTAGGGATATTGGGCGTATGTTCTGGCGAATGTGGTATTTAATTTTTTTATTGCCACTGCTTTATAGCTGTGCAAGTTTTGCTCCTGTGGGGCATACAGGGTGTGCTAGTTTTTTAGAATGTGTTGAAGAAGCAAAGATTGTCCATCCAACACATAAAAAGTTAGTTAATTTACCCCCTCCAAATCAAAAAGCAGTAATTGCTGTTTATAAGTTTCAAGATTTAACAGGGCAACGGAAGAGTTCACAGAAGATGGCTTTGTTTAGTACAGCCGTTACACAGGGCGCTGACCATTATTTAATTGACTCTTTAAGGAGTGCGGGCAAAGGAAATTGGTTTGTTGTTGTAGAGCGAAATAACCTAGATGCCTTAACCAAAGAAAGGCAGCTTATCAAGAGTACAAGGCAAACTTACGATGGAGAAAATGGTAATACCCTTAAACCATTATTGTTTGCTGGGATTATTATTGAGGGCGCAATTATTCAATATGATACAAATATAGGCACTGGAGGTAATGGCGCAAGATACTTAGGCATTGGATCAAACAATCAATGGAGAAAAGATGAGATTACTGTTTCACTTAGAGCAATATTGGTTCAAACAGGAGAAGTAATTTTAAACACAATGGTTTCTAAAACAGTTATTAGTGCTGGCGTAAGTAGAGATATTTTCCGATTCATTGAAATGGGAACTGAGCTGGTCGAGCTAGAAACGGGCTATAGTGAGAACGAAGCAATGGGATATGCAACAAAGGTTGCTATTGAAGAAGCGGTTTATAACTTAGTTCAAATAGGAATTAAAGAAAAATTATGGGACTTTAATAATGAAGAAATTAGTTAGCTTAATCTTACTTTTTGTCGTTTCTGGTGTTTTCGCTGGGAATAATGATATTTATATCACGCAATCTGGTACAGGATTAACTATGAATATTGACCAAATTGGTGATACCAATGTTGTAGGAACCTCTCAAACGAGAGCAACATTCAGTGGAACCTCTATGACTGTTGATATCGACCAAGTGGGTGATAGCAATACAATGGCTGCTTCTGTGGCTCAAGGTAACAGTGCCTCATTTACTGCCTCAACGACTGGTGACTCAAATACCACGACTTTAGCTCTTGGTGCAACAGGAGATGTAGCCAATACTGATTTTGATTATGCTGCAACAGGTGATTCCAACACAGTAATCTTTACACAAGGCGCAGATGCAACGGCAACTGCTGGTAATCAAGACATTGTGATTGCTGGAAACTCAAACAACCTTAATGCAAAATGTGAGGTGGTTGGTTGTATCAATAATTGGGATGTGGATGGAGATTCAAACGACATCGACACAACACAAACAGGAAACTCAGATCATTCTATCACGGCAGATATTACTGGTAGTACCAACAATATAGACATAGACCAGACAAATAGCACTGGAAGCGTATCAGATGTTGTAGTTATTACTTCAACAACAAGCAATGCAACGATAGACATTGACCAGTGTACAAGTGGCTGTTAATACTATCTTTTTTGCCATTTTGTGTATATTGCGAAGTAGGAGAAATATCAGAGCTTCGTGGTAACGGAGAGATTCTAAGGCAGTCAGAAGGAGATAAGTTACTTGCAGAACTGGAATTGGATATTCTCTCTTATGATGATATACGGACAGGCAATGGTCGCATTGCTGTCAAGTTTGTCGATGACTCTATTATAAAGCTTACAGAACACTCTAAGATTATTATTGACGAATATATATTTGATCCTGATCCATCTAAAAGCAAGATGGCATTTAAAATGGCAAGTGGAACTGCACGATTTATTACTGGTGCGCTTGGAAAAATAGACAAAGAAAATATTTCTATTGAAACGCCTTCTGCTTCAATTTTTATTAGAGGAACAGACTTTACAACGACTGTTGATGAATTGGGTCGATCATTAATTATCTTATTGCCTAATCCAGATGGAAAGACATCGGGAGCAATTACTGTTGAAACATTTGCTGGAATACAAATTTTAAACCAACCCTTTCAAGCTACAATGGTTAGCGTTGCAGAAAGATCACCTACAAAACCAGTGACTTTGGTTAATATGTCTTTGGGCTTTATAGACAACCTTTTGATTGTAAGCCCTCCTAACGAGGTTCAAGAAGCGGTTGATGAGCAAAGCGCTTCATCCAGCAATGTGTTAGACGCTGATTTTTTAGAAGAAAATGATTTGGATGATGACAGCGATTTATCCAAAGATGAATTAGAGGAAGAAATAACAAGACTAGATATTGACCTTTTGGCTGTAGATTTCCTTCAAGATTTATTAGAAGTTATTGAAAGCTTAGGAAAGGAAGAAGAAAGAGTTGGAGAGTTAGATGGCGTAAGGATTGAGGGCATTGTTCCCAACTTTGATTCAGATGCACAGGTATATACTTTTGTTGAAGGTGAAGTTTTGTCTTTGGTGAGGCAGGTAGAAAATACCATTGATTTAGAGCTGGATAAGTCAGGCGGATATAATATCGAAATACTTTCTGCTGGAAAACAAATCAGTATTAAAACAAACGGGGGTGGTGAAAATGAGATTATTATTAATCAGTCTGATTAGTCTGTCCTCTTTTGTTTATGCGGGAGACAACAGCGTTGAAATAAGAACCAAAGGCAGTGGTTCTTTGATACACATTGACCAAGTAGGAACAAGCAATACTACTAAAGTTTGGTGTGGTTTATCTGAAGGAACTTACACAACACACAGTTGTAACAATGCAGAAATAGATATAGATCAGAACGGAACCTCAAACACAGCAAAAGCCTACAGCCAAGTTGCTACTCATACAGGTAATGAATACAAGATTGAACAAGACGGCAACGATAACATTGGTTACATAGATGCCGATGATGATGGCAGCGACATGGACATTGTGCAGAACGGCAACAACAACGATGCTGAAATCTATATGCAAGGCGACAACAACATATATGAAATCACACAGGCGGGTGATAACAAAGAGGGAGAGATTAGAGCATTCGGTGATAACTCAAACTTCTCAATCAATCAGTCGGGGAGTGGAGAACACTATGCCAAGATATATGCGAGTACAGCAGCCGACAACAACGATGCAAGCATAACTCAGACAGGCAGTGGCGATCATTATATGAAGTTAAACTTCTATACCGATGATTACGATGTGACGGCAACGCAATCAGGAGCAACCAACAAATCAATCACAGTCAATTACAACTGCACCACTAATTGCAATAAAACACTGACAATTAATCAAGCGGATTAATGAAAAAATTAATTCCTGTTTTTCTATTGTTCTTATTGGTTATGCCTTTAATAAATCAATATGATCTATATCAGGTTTTAAAGCTAAAAACATTTGACGCTTTGATCCCAGAAAAAGAACCTTCGGGTTATTTTACTATTTTAAATATCACAGAAAATGATATAACTAGAGAGGGCGGTTATCCTCTATCTAGGCAAAGACTCTCAAAAATACAGATAGAATTATTAGAAAAGGGAGCAATAGGTGTAGGTTGGGTAGTCGCCTTTCCACAGCCAGACCGCTTTGGTGGCGATGAAGAGTTTGCGAAGGCATTGACATATGCTCCGAGCATTCTTGCTATGTTTGAGCATGACAACAATCAATACCCACAAACAATAGGAACTGTCATTTTAGGTAATGACAAGGGTGGAATAAAAGCAACAGGTGTTGTTGAAAACATCCCAATACTTAGGGATAGCGCATCTCAAGGTATAGCAGTTGCACGAACAGAAGTAGATTCGTTAGTAAGAAGATTGCCATTATTATTAAGGACTCCTGATGGTTGGGTTCCTGCTTACGGAACCGAAGTTTTGAAGATTCTAGCAGGAGCCGATACCTATGTCATTAAAACAAATGAAAATGGTTTAGAGCAAATAAGAGTTAAGGGTTTACCACCTGTTTCGGTGGATTCTTTAGGTAGGAAATGGATCAGTTGGGTGGATACTCCGCAAACCGATTTAAAAGAAATGGATGTTGAGGGCAAGTTTGTTTTTGTGGGATTTACAGCAAAAGGCATTATGCCTCAATTGTCCGTTCCAAATGGCAGGCTTTTAGAGCCACATAAAATACAAGCAGCATTAGCAGAAAGCGTATTAATACAGAATAGCCCACATGTTCCTGATTATGCGATTGCTTTAGAGGTAGGTATATTCGTTATTACAGTTGCCTTAATTTGGCTTCTGTTAAACGCATTAGGGATAACCTTGGGTTTGGTATCATTTTTCTTTGTAATGTCTCTAACAGGTTATTATGGTTATTGGACTATACAACAGGGTGTTTTAATAGATGTTACATGGTCTTTGGTTTCACAATTTATAACAGGTTCTACTGCTTTTTATTTAAGATTTAGAGAACAGTACAAGCTTAGGCAAGAAATAAAAAAACAATTTGAACATTATCTTGATCCTAGGCAGGTTAAAGAATTACAAAAAAATCCTAGTTTATTAAAGTTAGGAGGAGAAAAAAGATATGCTACCTTCTTATTTACTGATGTTAGGGGGTTCACCTCAATGTCTGAGTCATTACCACCAGAAGATGTTACATACATTATGAATAAAGCCTTAACTGCACAACAAAAAGCGGTACAGAAGAATGAAGGCATGGTCGATAAATACATAGGTGACGCAATGATGGCAATATTCAATGCGCCTCTGGATCAATCGGATCACGAAACAAAAGCGGTCAACTGTGCTTTAGATATAATAGAGAACATGAAAGAGTTAAACGAAGAGTTTGAGCAAAAAGGATTGCCACCGATTGCAATAGGTATTGGGATTAACAGTGGCGAGGCGGTTATAGGAAATATGGGAAGTGAGTCTCGTTTTGATTATACTGCCATAGGAGATGCGGTAAATACAGGGGCAAGATTAGAGTCAGCAACAAAAGAGGCGGGCTTTGATCTCTTGATAGGGGAAGGCACAGCGATGTTTAATAAACACAATGACTTTAAGTTTGTTAATGAAATATCTGTAAAAGGCAAAAAAGAGCCTTTGAGGGTATATACGAAGATTTTATAATGGGCTTCCCTTTTGAAATTATAACCATGCTTGGCTCAACCTTGTTGAGTAGTTTATTAAGCATTTGGTCGCAAAGTAGAAAAGCAAAAGAAGAACAGCAGAAACTTCTCATAACGAGAGGTGAGTTTGAGATGAAAGCTATAAAGGCTGCTAGAGATGTGAAAGACAAGGGTTTTGCTTGGACTAGAAGAATTATTGCATTAACGGCTATTTTTGCAATTGTTTTATTGCCTAAACTGGTAGCGGTATTTTATCCAATGGTTGATGTAACAGTTGGATATACCAATTGGAACCCAGGATTCTGGTTTTTTAGAGAGGGGCGAGAGGTTTTTGAATGGATTACATTTCAAGGTTTGGTCATAACTCAATTAGATACCAATTTAGTATCTGCCATAATTGGTATGTACTTTGGTGGTAGTTTAGTTAAAAAATAAAAGTTATTATATTTAAATGCCGTACAGCAAATACATATTAAAACCCGGTATTAACCGAGAAGGAACCGATTACAGCAACGAAGGTGGTTGGTTTGATGCCAATTTAATAAGATTTAGAAAAGGATTGCCTGAAAAAATAGGCGGTTGGCAGAAAATTACATCTAATTATGTCTTGGGAATAGCAAGAGCATTGCATGGTTGGGTTAATTTAGGCACCACTAAATTTTTAGGCATTGGCACAACATGGAAATATTATGTGGAGTCAGGAAATGTTTTTAATGACATTACTCCTATAAGAGCTACAACTTCAGCGGGTGATGTTACTTTTGCAAAAGTTGCAAATGACGATGCAACAATAACAGTAAGCGACACAGCTCACGGCGCAGTTCAAAATGATTTTGTTACTTTTAGCGGTGCAGCCAGTTTAGGCGGCAACATTGTTGCCAATGTTTTAAACCAAGAATATCAAATAGCAACCATTGTTAATGACAACAGTTATACCATTGAAGCCAAGGACACGGACGGCGACACTGTTTTAGCCAACAGCAGTGATTCGGGCAATGGTGGATCAAGCACGGTTGGTGCTTATCAAATTAACGTGGGCCTCGATGATTATGTCCCTGGTTCAGGGTGGGGTGCATCTTCTTGGGGATCGGGTGGTTTTGGCTCAACGTCTGCCCTTTCAGAAACCAATCAGTTGAGATTATGGAGTCATGACAATTTTGGCGAAGACCTCATCATTAATCCAAGAGCCGGCGGCGTTTATTATTGGGACCAAAGCAGTGGGCTTTCGGTCAGAGCTGTTGCTCTGAGTTCTTTATCGGGTGCTAATTTACCGCCTACCAAAGCTTTGCAAACATTGGTCAGTGACATTGACCGACACGTTATTTGTTTGGGCGCAGATCCTTTAAATGATTCGGGCACGGCAAGGACTGGATCCATTGATCCCATGTTTGTTTGTTGGTCCGATCAAGAAAACGCGACTGAATGGGAGCCAACTTTAAGCAATACGGCTGGTTCTTTTCGTTTATCGGCAGGCTCATCCATCGTTGGTGGGTTAAGAGCAAGACAAGAAACGCTTGTTTGGACAGACATGTCTTTATATTCAATGACATTTATTGGTTCCCCCTATACTTTTAGTACAAATTTAGTCAACGAAGGCGTGGGTCTGATTGGCCCTAAAGCTTCAATCAATGCACCCAACGGTGTTTTTTGGATGGACCTAAAAGGATTCTATTTTTATAACGGCTCAGTCGCTGCATTGCCGTCTTCGGTTCATGATTATGTGTTTAGCGACATTAATTTAGTTCAATCGTATAAGGTGTTTGGGTTTCTAAACAAAGCATTTGATGAAGTCGGTTGGTTTTATTGTTCTGGAAGCAGTACAGAGATTGATCGTTATGTTCTTTATAACTACGTTGAACAAACCTGGTCTATTGGACAATTGGCAAGACACTCATGGTTAGATGAGGGCGTTGAAGATTACCCAAGAGCAACAGGCACAGATACTTATAACTATTTGTATAAACATGAAACAGGCAACGATGCAGATGGATCGCCGATGGATAATGTTTATATTGAGTCCAGTAGTTTAGATATTCAAGAAGGCGATTATTTTACTTTTGTTAATCGCATTATTCCCGATATAAGATTTACAGGCTCAAACAGTAGTGCGGCGATGAATATTGTGCTTAAAAAACGAAACTGGCCAGCAGAAAGTTTAAGCACTGCATCGACCACTTCCGTTACTTCTTCTACAACAAACATCAATACGAGAGCCAGAGCCAGACAAGTTGTTCTTCGTTTTGAGTCAGACGATGACAATTCAGAAGGATTGAGAGAGGGTTTAGGATTTCGTGTAGGAGCTACTCGGATGGAAATTAGACCTAACGGTAAGCGTTAATGGCAAAACTGCTTGAAACGAGGCTTCCTAATGCCCAGGGAGAGGTTTCGCCCGACGTTTATAATCGTTTGGTTCGTGTGTTGGAGTTAAACTTAGGTGGATTCGATCCTACAGCCACTCCTCAATACAATTTAACGACCCTTAATCAAAACAAATTTAACACCGGCGATGTCATTTGGAACATGAATGCTCAAAGTTTACAAGTTTTTGATGGTTCTAAATGGTATGACATTTATACAGGTACAACGAGAGGAGTCAGCGCAACAGGCGGTGTCGGCTCATTATCGGTGAGCACCAATGGAGCAATATCCATTGATTTATAAACTGATTCATAGATATAATGTAGAGATTCTCGGCTCGTGGGATCTTCGCAAACTTATGTGATGCGAAAATGAGAGAAGACATTGCAGAGCAATTAGGCGTAACTCCGACTCCAGGCGGGTTGGAAATTCTTTTGCGCCAATCCGAAAACAATAGAATGGCCAGTGGCGGTATTGTGAATATGGCCAATGGTGGCGCTGCACTTAGTGTTTTATCTGGAATGTTAAATCCTGGCGGTTCATCAGGAGGCTCTCAATTTAACCCATCAGGAATGTTAACAGCGGGTGCAAATGCATTGACTGGAGGTGGGTTTGGTGTTGTTAAATATCTTGCTGAGCTTGCTAATAAAAACCGATCTTCTTCTGCTTCTCTTACTGATCCTTTTCTTGATTCAGATTCATCTGTTAGGCCTGTAGACCTTATGTCTGCTGGTCCTTCTTACTATGGTTCTATGATGAGAATGTCTTCAGGGGTAGGAGAATTCCCTGGCGGAAAAGGCAGAGGCAAGGGCGCTGGAGGATTACAGGGTATATATCAACGCAAGATTAGAAAAGAAAATCGTAAATTTGATAGATTAATTGACAGATATGCAGACACGCCTTTTGCACAAACAGTAATGAATTTTGTAAACAGAAAAAAAGAACAAGGTTTTGGATCGGGTGCATACGATGCATTTGATAGAGTGGCTGCAAGCCCTCCAATCAGTTATGCTTCTAGCACAGGCGTGCCTAGAAATTTGCTTAATTTTAAAGAACTGAAAGAATATTATAAAAAACACGGCACTTTTATGAGAGAAGGAGCGCCAAAACCACAATATGGGGATGATTAATGGCTACTGATCAAACAATTGGATTACCGCCTTTAGGAGGAATTTCTGGTACTGACGACGTCAGTGATTCGGCGGTTATGGCCGCAATAATTGAAGCTTACGGAGGAGGTTCGCTTGGTGGCACAGATGACATATATGATTTTGGAAAAGATTTAACAGAAGAAATCATTGCCAAACACAGCAACCCCGAAGACATTGAAAACTATGTAGGAACTAGAGAAGAAGTTATTGATCTTTTAGATTTAGATTCAGCAGTAGATACATTTATAGATACGCCCGATGAATTTCCAGTTCCTTCAACAACTTTACCAGATGATCCTACTGTAGAAGCAGACTCTTTAATGCGAGCACTTGATAAATACAGATCACAGTTGCCTAATGTTCCAACAGATAGAGAATTCATTGAAGATGCTATGACAAATTTGCAAGACATAGCCTTAAACCCAGACATAATAAATGTTCCAGGTGGAGGCATATCTGACATTCATCCTGATGATATATTAAATGCAGGAAATACTGATGAGGTATTTGGCATAGATGTGTTAGATGATTATGGTTATGCCAATCTCGATTCTGATTATGACCCCCCTGGTGAAGGCGGTGAAGGCGGTGAAGGCGGTGAAGGCGGTGGCATTAGAGACATGCTATCCAAGGCTTATGACAAGCTCGGCATACAGGGAATACTAGGAATACTTTCATTGCTCGGTCTTGGAACAGCAGCAGGCGCTTCAGGAAGAGATGACCAGTTTAGTGGCGGTGGCATTGGATCATTTGGTTCTAGTCAAGTTGATCCATATGGATTAGGAGCCACTGCAAACTACGGCGCTATGCCTGGAAGTGGAATGGGACAACCAGTATATCTGCCAAACACAAATGCACCGATTTATTATCCATTTGCATCGGAAGTAACCAAGCAATACAACGCTCAACAGGAAGGTCCCTTCTCATTCACAGCAGGACCACCACCAGAAGCAATGATTCAAAACCTAACATCACAAAGAATCCCTGGGGTTCAATATGTGGCTGAAGGAAAGTTTATAAGGCGCAACGGATTAACCGAAGGTCCAGGCACTGAAACCAGTGATGACATACCGGCCATGTTATCCGATGGTGAGTTTGTGACCAATGCTGAAGCGAACCGAGGCATCGGTGCAATGGCATTGCTCGATCAAGGCATGCCACAAGAGGTCGCAATGGACCCAGAACAACAACGGTTAGCAGGCGCTAGACAAATGTATTTACAGCAAGCCATGGGACAACAGTTGGCTAAACAATTGAGGAACGGATAATGACAACTTTATCAGAAACAAACTTTAATGTTCAGCAACCGATTACCACGCCACAGGCAGGTTATAAATTTTACCAACCTTGGTATGAAGACTACACAAGAAGATTAGGCTCTGGTGTATTCGGCACACCAGGTGGTGTAAGTGGCTTGATTAACATGCCTCAAGACATTCCATTGCAACAAACGGCAGGAATGACTCCATTGATGATGCAGGCAAGATACGGTTTATCAGGAGCCAGTCCCTATACGCCCGCTTATGACACCTCTTCTCAGTTAATGGGCGAAGCAGCCGGAGGATACAGAGCTTCAACGGGTGGTTTTGATCCGTCAAGAATGATTTCTCCATATTACGATCCATTTGAAAGCCAAGTGGTGGATGACACATTAAGCAGAATGCGTAAGCAATCTCTTCAAGAAGACATTGCAGGCCGTGCACAAGATGTAAGCAGCGGTGCTTTTGGCGGTTCCAGAAGCAGATTGCTGGCAAAAGAAAGACAAAGAGAGTCGGATCGAGGCATCATGCAAGCACTTGCTGGCATCAGAAGTCAAGGATTCCAAGGCGCTAGAGATGCAGCAATGGCTGAAAACGCTAGGCGTATGGCTGCCATGAGTGGTGCTGCTGGAGGTTTGGGCGGTATCGCCGGACAAGTTCTAGGATTAGGCGGTCAACGACAACAAGAAATGATGAATTATCTGAACATGATGAATCAGTACGGAGGACAGGGACGAGACATTTACGAAACAGGTCTAGGTCGAATGTACGACGCATCCATGAGAAAATCACAAGAGCCTTGGGAAAGAATCATGAAAGGCATGGGAATCTTGCAAGGCATGAAGCCGGGTGAGTTGGTTGGCGGATATGGAACCACTGTTCCAAACGTTCCTCCACAAGGCTATCAACAACCGACCGGCCTAGGAAACGTCGTAGATTTAGCTACTGGCATTGGCACCCTTGGCCAAGGCTTTGGCTGGTGGGCTGATGGAGGCTATGTTCAAAAACCTAAAGACTACAATGCTGGAGGTATTGTCAGCGGGATTGTTCCAGTCAATATGAAAGACGGCGGTGATGCCGCACAAGAAATGATGGACGATCTTCCAGATTGGGTTAAGGAAGGAATGGAGTCAGAAAATGAATTTGAAAGAAAAGCAGCAATGGATTACATCGGAATCGTAGGAGCCATAGATTTAGATCCGTTTAGTGACTTAATAGAAGGGGGCATTGAAAAAGCAGGCATGTCAGGCACAGGCCTAGAAGCGTTGCTCTTATCATTACTGGCTGCGGGCAAAGCAAGAAAAGGAAACCCAAAAGTTGTTCAACAAGGAAAAACAGCAGTGCAATCATGGAAATCATTGTTAAACAAAAGACTTAGGGATGCCGCTGAGAAAGCCAATCGAAGAAAACGACAACAAAGAACAACTGGTGGTGGTCCAACACCCATTAGTGGGCCTGGAGGAAAAACGCCTTTACTAACTGGTCCAGGGACTGGTGCAGGAACCGAAGCTGCAAAAAGAACCATCGGTCAAAGGGTGCTTGATCTTATAAAACGAAATAAATGGAAAGCAGGTGGAGCAGGAGCTGCAACAGCTTATATAGGAGGCAGTTATCTTTTTGGCGATGATGACGAAGAAGTTCCAACGGCTGATCCTGAACAGTTTGAAGAGTATTTAAAACTTAGACAAAAAGAAATAGAAGAAGCAAAAACTCAAGCAGAAAAAGAAGAATTGATGGCAGACATCATTAGAACCGGTAATCGATTGTCTGAAGCGATGAGTGCAGAGGGTTTTAAAGAAGTAACTTTGGGCGATGCAGGTAGAATATTTGGCGAAGAAAGAATGGATCTGCCAGCAAAAGAAGCCGCTGAGTTAGCTGCGCTTGAACAAACGGCTAAAGCTTCGGGCATGAGTTTGGAAGAATGCTTACAATTGGGACAACAAGATGAATTGGCTCTTAGAGGAGAATCCAAAGAAGCATTGGCTCAGAAAGTTTTAGAAGATGGTTATGCACGATATGGCGTTGATTTTAAAAATCACCCTGATGTATTAAGCGGTAAGAAATCGGGTGCTCAACTTCGATTAGAAATGATGAACTCTTTGATGTCGATGGGTTATGAAGAACTAAAATCTTTCTCTAAAAAATTAAGCGAAGAAATTGATGTCAGTGCCAAAGATTCTTAACAATGGCTGTCAGAGTTAACATAGACGGGCAGATTGTTAATGTCACAGATACCGACGATCCAAAGTTAGCAAAAAAGATTGCAAGACGAGAGCTCAAAAAACGCTCTGGTGATTATTCAGCATTGGGCGAAACCTTTATTAAAGGACCCATGTATGGTTTACAAACAGGTTTAATTCAAGGGCCTGTTGAACTCACCACTACTCTTTTTGATTTGGCAGCAGGCACTGACTACACGTCGGATGTAAACGATTTTTTTCAAAAACACAAAGTTGAAAAACCAATCAGTGCAGCGGGAAATGTTTCTTCTGCTCTGTTTCAGTTTGGTGCTCCTGCCAGTATTGCAACCAAGATGGCAAGAAAAAATTTATTAAAACCAAAGCCAGGTAAACTGTTTGACCAAAGCGGTAAGTATGTTCAAAAACCCAAACTCTTTAAACACACGGTAGCACCAATTGCAACGGCTGATTTTATTGCAGCTACTTCAGACACGCCTGAACTCGGCTTGTTCGATGCGTTGGATCCTGAGTTTTTTGCACCCACGAACCCAGAAGAAGAAGTAAAAGGATTGGATGAAAAGATTACAGCCGCTGATCGCATTGGAAAAAGACTTCGAGTAGGTGCTGAAGGTGCAACATTATTATTAGGCCTACCTTACTTGTGGAGAGGATTAAAAGCTGCTGGCAGTGGAGTTGCTTCTGAGCTGTCGCAAACAAAATCAGTAGTCAGCGCTGCCGACTGGGTTAAAAATAAAAAAGATTATGTCAGAGGCATGATGGATGAAGGCCAGTTTAAAAATAAAAAATTTAAAGTATTGGGCAAAGAATACGATCAATACGACATTATCTCTAAATTTAGAAGCCGTGGTGCATTACCGACAGAAGATGTTGCCAATGTTAAAGCTGCAAAGACAGCAGCTATGAACCAACAAATGACTGTGTTGGAATCAAGTCTTGATAACATTTGGGGTGGGTTTAAGTACCTGGACAAAAACAACAAGATGTCAGGCGATGATCTTACTTCTTTAGCAGACAATATTCGTACAGCACTGTATGGAGAATCAAGAAAAGCACAGAAAAACGCATTAAACACACTAAAACAAGTAGACAATCAGTTTCTTAAAGATCAAAAGTTTTCTTTTTTTGACACAGCAAACCTAACTCGTAATCAAATCGATGATCTGAGTCGATTGTTAATCCAGGAAGACAACTTAAAATACTTGCCCAAAGGTTATGCCCAAGCCGTCGATGCCAATTTAGGAAAATATGGATACACAGCTTATCGTGCATTTATTAAAAATGTTGACCATGTAGCTAACATAAATAGTCCTCAATGGAAAAACGCCAGAGAAGAATTGTTAAAAAACAACATTGCTAAAAATGCAGAAGATGCTGACGATATTTTAAAAAGATTGTTAGAAAAGAAAAACTTTGACAGTTCATACATGGCTCCAGAAATGGCATTGGGTGGTGTAAAAGTTGGCTTGCTTAAAGGAAAACAATTAGACAGTTTACCAAAAATTAGAGAGTTTCTTGGAGAAGTGACTGGCAAAACTGGGACAGCAGCCGAAAGGGTACAGGAAACAATGATGAAGACCAGAGCAACGTTAGAGAACCT